AGGGCCTTAAAGAGCATCTGCCGGACATCGTCCACCACATCATACGAGGCAAACTGACCGCGCTCATCACGCCCGTTACTTAGTATGACAACCACGGAGAAGCCCTCTTTCAGCTCCTGCCAGTAGTCGGTCTGGCTTTTGTTTTCTCCCGGAGAGTCATCACCCGGTACCACATACGCCGCCGGGAGTCTCAACTTTCCGACCTCCGGCAGATTTTTGAACTGTGCCGCGCCTGCCACCCGGTTTTCAAAATACGGGCAGCGGGCACGCAGCGCAGCAATAACAGGCGTCAGTTTCATCTGCGTCGTCGCTCCGGCTTCAGTGATTTACGCAATTCCCGCGCCAGAAAATAGCGTGTCCAGCTGCGGTTCTTTTCAAGCGTTTCCACCATGAAGTTATTACGTGGAGCCAGTCGCCAGCCGCTGCCACCGGATGCACCACGATGATGGCTGCGACGACGCTTTGCCCCTCGCCTCACGCCATAGAACAAAAAAGCCGGATAAAAATCACCGGTGATACGGCGGTTTCCCTCTCCATTACGCTGGTTAGGGGCTATACGTGCCATAAAACCAGGGCGATGTTTACTGGCTCTGGGTACCATGTAACCAATCGAACGTGCCAGGCGTCCGGTCTGATAACCGGGGTTTTCACCCGGTGCCGACCGCGCACGGCGCATCACCAGCCGACGGGCATCACGCATATGACGCTGACCAATCGTGACAAACGCCCGCCGGACACGGGCGCGGTTAAAGCGCATCTCCGCAGGCTGCTGAAAATCAACGTGCAAAAAGGAAGTCGCCATTGCTGCCTCCGTGACTCTGCCTACATTCGCCCAGCTCCGTACACTCCAGCAGCAGAAAGCGCCGCGCCCCGTTCAGATCACGCTGACGTTTCACCCGGTACACACTGTCACCACAGACCACCTCATAATCAGCAGTGATCCCCCGGCGGTAACGAATGGTGATGTAATGGGTGATGGCGTCCCCGGTCTGCGCGGTTTCCTGCCAGGTGGTGGCACTGGTCTGGACAACCTTCGCCCATGTCCGGAACGCAACCGGGTATTGAGACTCCACGCCAAAGTTATCCGCGGGCATATCCACCCGCTGGCGGATCAGGACGCGTTTATTCAGTTCACCAGGGTCCGGCAGAATGTAGGTTGCGCTGGTCTGCGCCTGACGAATTTTCATTGCGGAAAATACCTGTACGGGCCGACAAGCCAGCCAAAACTCAGCGGCAACTCCAGTTTCTCAACGTCCGTAACCGACGAGCGATTTTCGTAAAAATGGCTGATAAGCATCAGCATCCCCAGACGAATATCATCCGGCAGGTGCAGCCCGTCCGGATCGCTGTCCGGAATGGTTTCATCCGGTGCATAGAGCTTCCGGTTCAGATACGTTTCCGTCCGCTTTTGTGCCGCACAGGCCAGCAGTTGCAGATGGCGGTCATCAGCATCGAAATCCTCATCCAGCCGGAGTTGGGCTTTAATCTCTTCCATTGTCAGAAGCATACTCAGCCCTCTTTACTGGTCGTGGCTTTTTTCTCTTTTGCTGCTTTACTGCTTTTTGTACTGGTTCCGCGCTCTGCTAACCCGGCCTGAAGTGCAATCTCCTGCACCCGGGCAGGAAGCGCCCCGTCGTCATACTCACCGGCCCGAATGACCTCAACACGCATACCGTCCGGTGACCATTTCAGATCTTGTTTCAGGATCATGATTCTTCACCCGTCAGAACAGGGGCGCGGTTCCGCGCCCCTGAGTGATTACGCCGCTGCAATCTTCAGCAGTTTGATGGCCTGCGAATCGACCAGCATCCCGCCGGTGCGCTTGGTGGTATAAAAACCGACAAACGGTTTATTGGTGTACGGGTCACGCAGAATGCGGGTGCCGATACGGTCAACGATGGTGTAACCCCGTTTGAAGTTACCAAATGCAATGGCTTTCGCATCAGCGGCGATATCCGGCATCTGTTCGTTTTCAGCGATACCGTAACCCGCCAGAGAGGACGGCTGCCCCAGTTCCAGCCCCGGACGCCACAGATAGTTACCCTCGGTGTCTTTCAGCAGACGGATGGCAAACAGGCTGTTGTTGTTCATCATGAACTTCGCGCCAGTGCGGTGTGCCTTACGCAGCGTGTAAATCAGTTTGATAATGGCGTCTGCGGTCACCGCGGTCGCTTCGCCGGATACAATATGCTGAAGTTTGCCGAACGCCCGGACCTTGTCGGTTTCATCAGTGGATTCATACGCCAGGAACCCTTTCGGCTTCTTGGTGCCATCGCCTGAGGTAAAGGCAATTTCTTCCTGTTCGGCAAATTCGGTTGCCAGCTCGCTGTTAATCCAGGCCTCCACGTTGAAGAAGGCATCGTCCAGCATTTTCTGGGTAGCCTGCGGGTTGCCGTAGATTTCCCCCATGAGAGGTTCAATCAGCTCCAGTCTGGAGGTGGCAGTCTGGGATCGCGTATCCGTTTCCCCCACCCATCCGGAAGCCGTACCGCCCAGATTCACCAGTTTTTTGTAGTCGGAACCGCCAACGGTGATCACCGTGGCTTCCTGACGCATCACCACTTCATCTTTCAGCAGGTTAAGAATGTTGCGATCCAGTTCTTCCGGCACGGCGTAGCCACCGTCTTCATCGGTACCCACCTGCAATGCCTTACGCTCCAGATCGCGCAGACCGTCTTCACGGCCTTTACGTAGAAAGCCCACAAACGCTTCTTTATGCTCGGTGGCCAGTTTATTTTGCGCTCCACCTGCCGGACGTTTCAGCTCAAGCAGCTCTTTTTCAAGGTCGCTTTTGAGATTTTCCAGCTCGCTGAGTTTCCCGTTCAGGGTTTCCACCTGCCCGGCAAGCTTGCCTTTTTCCTGCTCAATCGCATCCACGCGCTTGTCGTTCTTTGCTTTGAAGTCGTCAAACTTCTGCTGCAGCTCCTGCGCGACCTGTTCGACATCTTTAATATCAACCGCCATCGTATTTCTCCTGATTAGAAGTTCAGATTTTTCAGTGCATTCAGTGCAGAGCCCACATCCTCAGCGTCGCGCAGGGACAGTGCGCCATAGCCCCCGGCCATGAATGCTTTGGCCTGGGTACGGGAGAGTCCGACATCACGCAGGACTCTTTCGATTTTTTTCTGTTCAGGGATTTCCCCGCGGGCCAGCGCGTTCTTGACGTCGCTGATCCGCGCCTCGTCGTTAGACGGAAACGTCACCAGACTGACTTCCCAGAGGTCGATTTCTTTCAACAAAAAGGCTTCTTTCCTCCGGTCGTATTCCCAGTCTTTCAGGACGTACCCAATAGAAAGGCCGGTTAACGAACCGGCCTTCATGTGTGCATGTGCGCGTTTTGCCAGGGGATCATCATCAATGAGCAACCGCCCCCTGACGTAAAGCCCGACATCGTCTTCCTTCATTTCGGTGTAAACACCGATGGGTTCATCCATGCGGTGCTGCCAGAGCAGCGCAGGTAACGCTTTTCTGTCACTCCACGCCCGCAGGGAAGCAGCAAATGCCCCGGACATCACCACATCATCGTGGCTGTCCTTTACACCAAAGACGGAGCCATACCCTTCAAACTCACCGGAGTCACTGACAGATTTCAGACTCAGCGGTACATCAAGACGTTGTTTCGTCTGCATTGGCGTTATCCTTCTGCTTACCGGCTTTACTGCCATCGGAGGGTTTCGTGGTCATGTTCATCGGTGTGAGATAGACATCCCCACCGGGACGCGGATTCATATCTTCCAGGTCGCGACAATCATTGGGAGAGTAAATTCCCCAGTTAATCCCGGTGGCGTAGGCTTCAAAACGGGACTTCATATCCCCGCGCAGTAACGCCCCGGCGTTAAATTTGGCGTAATAAACGCCCTGCTTACTTTTTCGTACCAGTCCGGTGTTGATCCGCTGTTCGATGCGGGTCAGATACGGCACCAGTGAATAGTTGATAAATCCCAGCCCCAGCTCTTCGATATTGTTGAAGGTGGCGCGATCGGTGTTCTGCACCATGTGCAACGGCACCCGGAACAGACGACAGATTTCTTCAAGCTGAAACTTGCGGGTTTCCAGGAACTGGCTGTCCTCGGCGTTCAGCGCCATCGACTTCCAGTCCAGCCCCATCTCAAGGATCATCGGGCGGTGAGCATTGCCAAGCCCGGTGTGACGCTCCTCAAAATCTTTCTTCAGGCGCTCATAAGCCTGATCTGACAGCGTCTGCTCTGTACGCAACACACCCGACGTCACCGCACCATTGCTGAACAGTCTGGCCCCGTGCTCTTCGGTCGCAGCCGCCAGCGATATTGCCTCGCGGGCATAGGCGATGGGATTCAGCCCCACCAGTCCGTCCAGCGTCAGCGTGCGCACATGCCAGATATCCTCCTGGCTCAGCACATCCGTGGAGCCATCCGGGAATGTGACCTGATAGACCGGCTCCCAGCTACTGTTAAGCTTCGGTACCACACAGCCGGGATCGACGGGCAGCAGTTCAGCCACTTCGCCAAATGCTTTCACTTTGTAGGCGTAAAAGTTTCCCCGCAGGCACAGACAGGTGACCACCAGCTCCCAAAACTCCTGCGGCGTCATATAGCCATTGGGATGCGTGGAAATCAGCTTATGCAGACGTTCGCCGGTGGCTCTCTGCTTCAGGCTGCCGTTCAGGTGATACAGATTGCAGGGCAACATCCCGACCGACTCTGCCAGCACCCTGACGCAGGAAAAAACCGCCGTCAGTCGCATGGCCCGCTGACTGCTGATCTGCTTTCCGGTATAGGTGTCGTAGGACAACCCGATAGCATCCGCCAGCTCTGCTGGCGTGGTCACCGGTGCGTCACTTTTCCGTTGAAATAATCCCGAAAAGAACACTATTTACCTCCACCAACAGACAACTGTGTACGGTCGAGATATCGCGCCACCAGCCACGACCAGAACAGGCACAACGCCCCGGCAACAACAAAACCCGCCGGGGGATAAATCAGCCAGGCACCATACGCCAGCAAAAGCGCACCCAGCACGCCCACCAGAGGCGCGAAAATCAGCATGATCATAATTACCTCAGTTAAAGCGAGCGGATCCCATAGGACTCAATGTGGTCAGACAGCGTGTCTTCTTTCTCGTACAGCATGGCTCTGCCAACCGCCATAATCAGCGCAACTGCACCATCAATTTTGTTTTCCGCCTGCTCTTTGACGGGCTTCACCACATCATCGTTACCCGGAATGGTTTTGCCGACCACGTTGCCGATACACCAGGTCATGATGGGATTGCCATCATGATGAAAACGCCCCGATTCAATCGCCGCTTCCAGCTCTTTCATCGGATCGGACATATTGGTGAAGTTCTGAACGATAGTGACGGGATTCAGGTCTTCATCAGCAAGGTCATGTGACAACCCGGTCGCCCCGAAGGGGTCGATGGGTGACTCACTGACCGGGCTGATTTTGTTCGCCGCTTTGGCCTCCTCGAGGATGTAGCGATAATCCACCTCCGCACCATCGGTAACGGTCAGAACGCCCATTTCCACCCATTTCTGAAAGCGTTCGGCTGTCCGGCGATCTTCATTTTTCTCGACGCTGTACACCGTGTCATACGGTACCCAGAAACGCGGGGCCACACTGTAGTAATGCGTTTTACCGTCAATCTCGCGGGTATAAAGTCGCGCCATGCTGTTCATATCCAGCTTACGCGCCAGGTCAAAGGCCAGAATGCACGGCTGCCCCTCGAACAGCTCAAGAGTCAGTGATTTATCCTCGCAGCTCTGCCAGCTCACCAGGTTGAAATACGCCGAACGCGCCGACACCCAGATATTGAGGTGTTTTGTTTTAAAGACGTTTGCCAGACGGGCGTTATTTTTCGCACGCTGCTGCTGACTTAACAAAAACTCACGATAAACCGACACCCCAATATTCGGATTGGCTTTTTCCAGCACCTGCGGGTCGGTCCAGTCGTCACCTTCATCAACGGTATAGATGATCCCGAACAGTTCATCGTTAGGCACCGAACCGTTGAGCATCTCGATAACTTCCCGCCGCTTGTCGTAGCACGGCCCCTCAATGTTGTACCCGGCAGTAGTAATGGCCCACATCAGTGGCTGACGTCGCGCCCCCATCCCGGTAAGCATCGTGGTGTAAAGCGCATCGGTGGCGTGCTCGTGATATTCATCCACCACCGCATAGTGGGGTGATGATCCATCACCGGGGTTACCGATCAGCGGTTCAAACCGCGCGCCATCCTCCGGACGGTTCATGTTTGAGGCGTTAACCTCAATCCCGAACGCTTCCGTCAGCATGGGTGTGCGTTTACACATCAGTCGCGCCGGACGAAAGACTTCCCACGCCTGTTTCTCCGTCGTGGCACCGGAATACACTTCCGCGCCAAACTCGTTATCACAGGCAAAACAATACAGGGCAACACCGGCAGAGATTGCCGATTTGCCGTTCTTACGGGGGATTTCGGTATACACCTCCCGGAAGCGGCGCAGCCGGGAACCTTTATTGACCCAGCCAAACGCACAGCAGATCACAAAGAGCTGCCACGGCTCCAGCGTGATGGGCATCCGCTTGAATGCCCACTCACCCTTGGTGTGCGGCAACAGCTGAATAAATTTCGCGGCCCGTTCAGCCAGGTCCTTGTCGAAGCGGTAACGAAACGACTTACTTTTTTCCGCCATCAGGTCATCAAGATGGCGCTGGCAGGCCTGAATCACAAACTGGCAGGCCACAATCTTTCCGCGCACGACATCACGGGCATACTGATTGGCAGCATTTACGTTGGGGTAAGATTTCCGGCTCATGATTCGATGATTTTCAGAAACGGGTTAGTGGCTTTCTTCTGCCCCGCCAGGCCAATCAGACGCTGGCGGCTGCTGGGGTCGAGTCCGAGCATTGCCCCCGTACTGCTCATCTCGGACTCCTGTTCTTTCTTGGCGGTCAGCTCCGGATTTTTGACCATACCACCCATTGCACCGGTGATGGTGTTGCCCTGTCTGGCAATATTTTTCACGGCACGTCGCCAGAACTCATAGGCCACGCACCACCGCTCAAGCACCGCCAGGTCAGTCACGCACAGCAGGCCCTGACCGCAGAGTTCTTTAGTTGTCAGTTGCCACATGATCGTAGCGAGAGGGAGATCTTCTTCAGCGAACCACTCCGGTGGCTCAACACCTTTGATGGGCGTAAAAACAGGTTCATCTTTATTCAGGGCTCGCTTGCCGGGGTTTCCGGCCAGCGCCTTGCGCGCCGTTGGCTTGGGGCGACGCCCGGAACGCCCCGCCGTTCCAGCCATATGCGGCACTCCTGGTTAAATTTCATTTTTCGCGGGTATAAAAAAACGATGGGGCGGGCAGTCCGGAAGACGTCAGGCCGCAGGGATTTGACCCGCCCCTCCCCTCAGACAGTTGAGAATTATTATCACTTCAACCGTTCACGGGCCGTCTTCGCCTTATGACACGGCCAGCACAGACTCTGCAGATTACAGTCAGCATCAGTGCCGCCATGCGCTTTAGGGATGATGTGGTCAACGGTTTTCGCCTCGCGCACCACACCAGCACGCAGACATAACTGACACAGACCTTTGTCACGCTTCAGAACACACGCGCGGATACTGTCCCACTTCGAACCGTAGCCGCGCTGATGACGGGATTGTCCAGGTTTGTATTGCTTCCAGCCTTCGCTTTTGTGGCTTTCGCAATAGCCTGACGGGTCAGTGGTGGTATGGCGGCAGCCGCGAACACGGCAGGCTTTTGGGGTTCGTGGGGGCATTTAAATTTCTCCTTCAATCATTACTACTGGTCTACCCATCGTAATGGCAACAAAAAACCGCCCGTGGAAAGTGGGCGGTTTAGGAGAGAATCGATTTAAATCAAATTGCCGATAAATTTCGCCTGTACAGACAGAGTCGCACCAGGAACACCAGCAATTCCACCTTCAAGGTAATAACCATCCCCAATATCTCTCACAGAGAGATCCATCACATAATCGTTAAGGCCTGCAATAACGTTTTGTGCTGAAGGGTTATGGCGGGATACATGAAGTTTCAATACCCCATCTTGTACACGCCCCTGATAGGTAAACCCAAAATCACCACCATTAACCGCATTATCCTTCACAACGACCGTGCCATTGCCAACATCATTATGACCGCTTCTGAACACAACAAAATAAATGCCGTCTTTCATGTGTATAGTCCTTCAAAAAAATCACCCAAATCAGGTGCTTTGTATCTATTGGGTCATCACATATCAAATCAAGGAACAAAATAAAGTGAACATCATTTTTTTTGCATGATGTGACCACGCTCAACTTCAATCCTTCTGATGTCAGCTTTATCGGTATTACACTGCGCCAATGCAGACAACAAGGCGGCATTCAGATCTAAGCTCGAGCCCCACGTAAAATGATCAGGTAAATCAGGCTGAGGGGTTTCAGCCGTCAGGCTGGCTGGCAGTGGTACCGTCGGAGTGTTCACGTAAACTGTCCGCATACTTCCGCAACCGCTCAGCAGCGGCAGCAGGCACAAGACGTGAAGCACAATCATCATCCGCAACGGCCATTTTGATATCTTCCTGGGTTCTTTGTGACTCCAGTGCGATCTGCTGTTTTGCATGCTGGTTAGCCTCCAGTACTGTATTGACGATTTGCAGTGATTGCAGGACGTTATTGGTAATGGCTGTTGCTGATCCAGCATTTCGTTCAGCCTCATCAGCACGCTTCTTTTCGTACTGATATTTGCTGTAGTAGTGGTTGGCTGACCAGATGAAAGAACCAATGACAGTAACGAAGAAAGCAGCGATAACCAGCTTATAGCTCAACTTCATTTATCACCCCACCAGCCTCTTCAAACCGTGCAATCAGGTCACCGATTTTATGTTCATACTGACCGTAACCTGCACCAGGTAATGACGCCCAGATATTGCTGCAACGGTCGATTGCCTGACGAATATTGCCACGGTCAATCATCGGTAAAGCGCCACGCTCTTTAATCTGCTGCAGAGCTACAGCGTCCTGGCTTTCTGGAGAAAAATCTTTCAGGCCAAGCTGTTTACGGTAAGCATCCCACCAGCGTGAAAGAAGCTGGTAACGTCCGGCGGCTGTTGACTTGAGTTTCGGGTTTAGCGTGACAAGTTTGCGAGGGTGATCGGAGTAATCAGTGAAGAGTTCACCACCGACAATAACGTCATAACCGTGGTTACGTGTCGGTTGTCGTCCGTTATCCGTTCCTTCTGACCATGCCACCATATCAAGGAAAGCTTTACGCTGGGAATTTAGTACCTGCATAAATTACTCCTTAGAGCCACCAAATTTGTTACCGATTACTCGCATTGCAGCCCCACGAATAGCATCGACACCGATCAGCCCCACCCCACCACCAATGGCAACAGAAAGTGATTTAGGCCATCCGACATACTCAAGAGCGGATGCAAAGGTCAGCGTCAGAGCGCCACATAGCAAAATCTCGAGCGTTTTTCGCTTCCAGCCACCACCACCGCCAAAATAGGCGATGCGCAAACCAGCCATAACGATCGACATAATCACTGCACCCAGCGGTGTGTCTCCACGCCACCAGCTCTGGACCAAGTCCAGCCAGGTATTTGGGTTATGAGGCATTTCGTCATCTCTCACCTCGCGATATTTGCGGGTGCTGTGTTGGAAATAAAAAGGCCACGCAACGTGGCCACCAGAATTATTTCCCCACCAGTTCACTTACCTCTTTCACCGTCTGATTAAACCGCTCTGACTCAAGTTCAACACCTAACGCCCGACGCCCCAGCGCCATTGCTGCTTTTATTGTGGAACCGGATCCCATAAAAAAATCAGCAACCAGATCACCAGGTCGACTACTGGCATTGATTATTTGCCTGAGCATATCCGCCGGTTTCTCACACGGATGTTTACCCGGGTAGAACTGAACGGGTTTATGCATCCAGACATCGGTATAAGGCACGGAGACTGATACGGAGAAATAGCGCCGGAGAGATTTAAACTCATCCAGCAATTCAGAATATTTGCGATTCAGTGAATCATAAGACGCCACCAGCTGGTGGTGTGGTTGTTCCAGTTGTTGTTCCTGAAACTTCTCTGCCGCTATACGGGAAAACAGTGCCTGTAACTTCCGATAGTCAGCCTCATTCGGCAACTGCCACTGACTGGCACCAAACCAGTGGGAAACCATATTTTTCTTACCTGTGGCTTCGGCAATTTGTTTTGCCGTTATACCCAGTTCGGCACGAGCATCCCTGAAATACGATATCAGCGGTGCCATTATGTGCTGTTTGAGTTCCCTTTCTTTTGCCGCATAGCCGTCACTTTTGCCGCGATATGGCCCCTGGTAATGTTCAGCAAACAGAACGCGCTCTGTGGCAGGAAAATATGCGCGCAGACTTTCTTTATTACACCCATTCCAACGTCCGGACGGCTTCGCCCAGATGATATGGTTAAGCACGTTGAAACGTTCACGCATCATGATCTCAATATCAGATGCCAGGCGATGCCCACAGAACAGGTAAAGGCTTCCGGCAGGTTTCAACACCCGCCAGAACTGGGCCAGACAGTGGTCCAGCCACTTAAGGTAATCTTCGTCCCCTTTCCACTGATTGTCCCAACCGTTGGGTTTCACCTTGAAATAAGGCGGATCGGTAACAATCAGGTCAATGGAATCATCAGGCAGGGACTGAATAAAATGCAGGCAATCAGCGTTGATTAAATCAACACTGTTTATTTTTACAGTATTTTTCATGGATCAGTAAGCGTAACTCTGGTAGGCTCACTCTGCTTTTGCGCTAAAGCAGTGGGCCGTGGTTCGCTTGTGACCAGTAAGCATGAGCGAATGGCTGGCAGGTGCTACCAACACCCACCAGCCGCCCATTTTCACAAATTAAAAGTCCTTCATTGCTGAAGGCGTCTGTAACAGCCGAACTGGTAATCTGCCAGCCCCGCCATAACCAACTGGGTCAGTATTAACTGACAGCGTTCGCGTGAAAGATATGTGTTTTGTGCAATCTCCCCGACTGTTGCCGGTTCGATGCTTAATTCATTAAAAACAACTTTCGCCGTTTCTGTCATATCTTGCTGTTTTAGCATGTCTTTTTTCCTTCTGGTTAACATGACATACCAATAACTCTTGTCTAAAAAGCCAGCAAGATAAAAAGTCAGTATTCACGACCACCAGCGTGTTTACCGTACTGCACCAGGTTTACAGGTACAAAAAAACCCGCTCGACGGCGGGTTTAAGTTGTGTGGCGAAGTAACCACTCTTAACACGATATAATACTTTTTGCGTACGCGTTAACTTTTTCTGTAGTATTTAGTGTAAGATTCTTCACAAGATAGATACTTTGGAGTACATGATGTAAAGTGCTGTATGCATAAACAGTACAAAGGATATCATGATGAACAAATTAGCACGCTTATTATTAACAGCAAGCTCAATTGCACCTGTTTGCGCAACTCTATTTTTTATTGGATATGTAAAAGATACGGTTTGGCTGATGCAATATAGCTTATGCGTTGGCATAGCAAGTTGGTTATTAGCAATAGGCCTGATTCAATATGCTGAGAAACAACTTGAACCTCTGACAAAAAATATTAGTTCAGTTTCTCCCGCTAACAAAGAAGTAACTAATTATTTCTTAAGCTATTTATTCCCTCTCCTAGGAACAGACTCTATTGCTGAAAATAAAGCATATGCGTTATTCTTTTATTTGTCATTGTTATTTTACATCAGCTTTTCCGAGAACTATAACTTTAACCCAGTATTGTCACTTATCGGTTATAAATTTTACGAAGCTGAAGATGACACCGGCGTAGGTTTTGTATTGATTTCTAAATCAGTCATTACTGATATTAAAGATATCAAATTTACAGTTATTCAATTAACAGACTACACATTTCTACATGTTAAAGGATAATAACCATGGCACTTTTTGCAGTAATAGATAATACAATTGCAACGAGAATTGTTAGAGTCGAACTTGATGCAACAGCAAGTACTTCTGTTACGGCCATTTTCCAACAACAGCGTCAATATTTTGAAAGTCATCATAACAATATGATACCATTCTATGCCGGTTATACACCAAAACATAGTGAGTGTTTTGAAATACAAAACTTTACTGATTCTGCACGCCTGATTGACGCAGTCAATAGGCCTACCGCCGTGCCTGTCTGGGATCCCAGCCAAATTGATATTGGTTATATTAAAGCATTATTTGTTGGTGTTGACGCGCCAGCAAACCCCAATATTATTGCGCTACAAACCTTCAACAAAAAACAAATCTTAGATACCTCAAAATCATTCTTTGGAAAGCTTTTTGCAAGCAAAACTACCTTTAGTAAAGCTAATAGCATCGGTTTTAATGTTGATGATAAACTAGTTGCAATAATTATCAATGATACAATACGATTTAAGAGTTTCTTTAATCTAAGAAGCATTTTTGACATGTTGTCCTATTTTTCTGCTGCTACTGACCAAGAACTTAATGCATTTAGTCAACTTAGTGTATTTTCTACTCCCCAAGGTTTTGATCTAAAATCCGTTGCAGATACAGTGATAAGAAATAAAGTAACACTAATAAATCAGACTGGGATGCTAACACCCCAAAATATGTCAAAGTTTAAATCCGAAGCTGCTAAAGTCAATTTCCCCTTACAAACCATAATAGTTGGCGGTGTTGAGAAAATTGTCATGCCTTCATCAAAAAAAGAAATAAAAGCCCTTCTTGACTTTCTTGAGGAAGACATTTGGATTTCTGGGATAAGTGGAAGACGCTTTAAATCGAATTCAAAGCGCCCAATATAACTAGAAGACAGTTAAGAATAGTTAACAGGCAAGAGTGCAAACAATGCCTTCAATGAAACCAAGCGATGTTTGCAACTCTTTCCTGATAGTCCCATCCGAACACTTTCTCTTCTTAGCAATGGCTCGCAATGAAATCCCTACTACAAAATGGGCTATAACTAACTCATACTCTTCTGGTTTGTACTTTCTTAATCTAGCTACGCACCCATCGATCATGAGCCCCTCATCATCATCACACTGAATCCGGGACTTTTTGCCATGAGGTAAAAGCCCCTTGAAGCCAGCGGCTACCGGTTGCCAGTCCACTCCGCTATTGTCTGAAGCAGCCCAAGCTCCCCAACGATCCATCACTTCATACATATCACGCATCAACTTTCTCCACAAAATCAGGCCAGCACGCCAATTGCCAGCGCACGATCGATAAAACGAAATATCAGCTCCAGCTGGGAGCCATACTTCTCTTCAAATGCCACGGTATCCGCATGCAGCTCGTCGTGATGCTTTCTGCACAAAGGCAACACAAAGAGGTCATGCGCTTTTGTACCCATCCCACCCTGACCGTGGCCTATCAAGTGGTGGGGATCATCAGCAGGCTTTCCACAACATGCACACGGCTGTGTCTTAACCCAGCGCGTGTACTTTTCATTAACCCAGCGGCGACGTTTTGGGCGTAACATAAAAGACTCCGGCGACTCCGGATCCACTTTCAGCGCCAGCACCTTTTTCGCCTTATCCTGGATGATGCTGGTGGCAGGAACCGAAGGCACAAGGTCACTTTCCCGGGTAACAGACGGCACAACAGGCTTCGGTAATCTCAGTGCCTTACGGGCTGCACTTTCCGGTAAGGCATCCGCCAGATCATTACGAATCAGCCACCAGCACAGTTCCGGCATTGTCACAACGTGACTGTCATCAAAACCGAGATCCCGACGCACAACAGACAACACCCAGCGGGCACAGTTATCCGTTGCCATTGATTCCAGCCGTTCCGTGAACTGATCGCGCAGCTGGTTATCGCAGTGCCAGCACAGACGGATTG